TTCTATCAGGTGTCTTAAATATATTTCCTAAAGATTCTATACTTAGTTGACCTGCAGTACAATGTATTGTAATTGTATCAATCTTATGATTTCTTGGTGATGTTTTGTTTGGAGATAAACAAACATATTCAACTAAACTACTATTACTCATATTGTATCCTCCTTTTAAATATCTGCTTAAGGATGTAATTCACCATTATTATCTATTGGATTTTCATCCAAGCTTAAAGCCCTTATCATACAACCAGGTTCACCTAATTCTAACTCATAGCTATATCCATATTCATATATTATGTTCTGTATTTCATCATCATTGTAATATCTATACTGATTATATTGATTATATCTATTATATAATGTACTACTTGATGATTCATAATTATATCCATCTTGATATGTATATTTATATACATCAGATGATATTAAACTAGCTTCATTTAACCATCCATGTTCTATATTATATAAATTATTCTTAGCTGCATTAAAATTAGTATAAACACTACTTGTTACTACATATTCACTTCCATCTACACAGTATGCTTTATATACATTTAATGATTCTCTTCTTACATTTGTCATTAAAATATTTTTATAGTATCTGCAATTTCTATATTGTACAAATGCATTATAATATGTTGAGCCATAAATTGTAGTTCCATCCTCATATGTTGATATATAGTTACTTCCATCATAAATTGAGTCTATTATCCAACCATGACTATTACTATACATTCTACTTGATCTTGCATTACTTAATAAATTATAAATATCATAAGGTACTTGATATTCATTATCATTTGTATCTATTAAATAATAATTATAAGACCTTCTATATTTATTATGTATATATTTATTTTTATAAAAAGTCCAATTATTATTTACTATGTTATTATATTCTATTCTATTTATTAATGAATACTCCTTATAAATACCTATTTTTATATTATTGTTTATATTTCTAGTTACAGTGTAATAATCTTTTCCATCCTTGTATATCTTATATCGTCCAAACTCATATTCTTCATCAGTAATATTGTATATTTTATATCCTCTTGTTTTTACTACAGCAATTCTATTGTTATATACTAAATTATTATCTGTATTAGCTGCTTTATTTACTATTATACCATCAAGCCATTTATCTCCTATATTTAAACTATCAAATACTCTGCTATCTACATAATAATTATAAGTATTATAATTATTACTTGATTCTATCCAATTAAAGTATATTTTACTATCATCATTGTCACTTATACCACAAATCTGACATTTAACATTATGTGGACAATTTAATACTTGCCACTGTATTCCATTTATATCAGTACAATATATTCTTTTATAGTCATCCTCTCTTATACCATCATATATACTTACATTAAATGACATTCTTCTACCATAATATGTATTTATATTATAATTTGTCAAATGCCAATAAGGTATCTTTATTATTTTTACTTCTTTAGTAGCTTCTACTAATGCTTTATATTCTAAATATTCATCATATTCCATCTGCTCTCTAAGTCTACTAAAGTCCCAAGGTGCACCCCAATCAAGTTCACTATGCCAAGGTATATTTTCAGGATGATAAACTTCATATTCATACTCCCAGTAACTTAAAGGTACTAAATTACCAATATAACGCTTTTGTGTTCCAATCCAATCAAAACCATGAGGATTCCTTCCACCACTTATATTTGTTATTAAATAACCCTTATAATTCCAATTCATAATATAAGTATTTAGTAAGCTCTTTTGTCTAGCTAAAAATATCTGTGCACTACTTAAATTCTTTGTTGATTCATCTAAATAAATTTCTAAATTATAATTACTAGGTAACTTTATATTTACAAGTCCATTTCTTAATCTAAATGCTCCAAGTCCAATATGTTCTACACTATCAGGTATATCTATACTATTTAAGTCTCCTAATATACTTAATGCTACCTCATTATAATTCCAACTTACATCTGAGCCTAAATCAAATGCAAAATTTCCTATTGTTTTAAGTCCATTATTTAGATTAACTCTTTCTAATGGTATCATACTTAAGAAATTATCACATATATTTCTAACTGATGAAGGCATACTAAAACTCCATCTATATTTAAAATAATCATAAGGTGCATGCTGCTGTTGACGTACCTGTTCCCATGTACACTGACTATCCTCTAAACATTCAAAATAATCTGTACTCTCATACATATCACTTGAACCCCAAATAGCTCCAAGTCCATTTCCTATTCTATGATATACCCAACCCCAAATAGATATCTGCTCTGTACTCTCTAATCTAATATATAGGTCATCTCCTATTTTAAATGTTACACTTTGATAATTTCTTACATGTCCTGCCATTATTATCTTCCCTCTTTATTTAAACAATATAATCTGTTCTAAACCATATTCTACCAGGATATAAATTATTAGGTGTATCTGTTCTAGGTTCTATATAAGTACCTGTGTCCTGTTGATAATTACTTATGTTTGAACTATTTATTTCTATTTCGTTTCTATAAGTCTTAAACTCTGTTACTCTTATCTGTGTATTACTATTATTAGATATGTATATATACATATCATCAATATACATATCATCAATTTTAAACACTAGTTCATTTTCATAATAGTTTTCATTTTCAAATTTAAAAGTAAAGTTCTTATTAAATGTCTTATTAGCTGATGACTTATGTCCTTTACCTGTTATCTTAATAATATTTAAGTATTCATAATCTGTTTTTACATTATTACATACTATATTTACTTTTAGCTTAATGTAATTTATTTCTTTACTATTATAGTCATCTGTAATATTAAACCTAGCAGTCTCTCCACCATTAAGTACTAATTCATTATTATTTATAGTACCATCACCATATATTGTATGTTCAAGTACATTTACTTCTTCTGACATAAATACTATTTTACTTGTATCTGTTATATCACTTGTATATAGTGCCATATTTTGTTACCTCCAACTATTTATATCTACTATTTAATATGGATATAAAGGAAGAAAAGGAAAAAAAGGAAGAAAAGGAAGAAAACAATATGTTCTCTTCCTTATTTTTGATGTTAAACACCATCTAATACTTCTTCCAAGTCCTCAAAGTTACTTTCATATATATCTAACACTTTATTTTCATAACTACTTGTAAGTGTTACAACTGCTGAAGTATCTACTTCTATTCCATTTAAACTACTTTCTAATACTTCCATATTATGATACATGATTTCATCTGCACTTAAATTATTTTCATAAGTTCTTAATAATGTTAATTTATTTCTAAAGTTTGTATTTAATGTCATTTCAGTTGATATTATTTTATAGTATCCATCTATATTTAAACTTACTCCTTGTACATAAACAATATCTCCTGGTTTAAAATAAGGATTTATATAACCCTCTGCTTGTATCATATTATTCTGGAGTAAAATAAACTCTTTTAATTTATCTGCATACTCTGTTATACCACTTGTATTTAGTATCTTATTTGTAATTTCAAGTACTTCATTTTTTTCTGTCCTTGTATATCTTGTTATTTCATTATAATTAAGTTCCTTTACTCTACCATAAACTGTTAATTTTAGGGGATATAACTGATTTGTAGTAAAATAGATGTCTACTCCACTCTCGTGATAAACAATATCTTTTATGTTATAATTTATATCAATATTTGTAGAATCTGCATTATTGTAGTTACTTCCTAAACTGACATCAATCATATCTATTGCTACAATTTTATCACTTGATGATATTGATATTTTATTTGTACCATTTATAGGTTGATAGTTGTCATAAGTACCTAAATTTTTAGGTATTATATTTACTCCATCAACATATTTTATTTTAAAACCTGAATAATTACTAAGGTTTCCTTGTATACTATTATAACTAAACAAGTTAGTACTACCAGTAAGATTACCTATTGACAAGTTGAAATTATCATCAATTAAACTATCACACTTTATTACTCCAGACCTATCAGCAAATATAAAAGCTAATGTATTATTTATTATATCATTACCAATATCTACAAATTTAAAAGATGACATATTCTTATAATGTATCTTCCAATCTACTATACTTCCTTCAATAACATCAAAAGTACTTCTATCATAAGATATATTGTAATTATTATCACTGTTGATATGTGTTATTACATAAACTAAGAAATCACTGAAACTAGAGTCATTATCTATTAGTATCTTATTTACTACTATGTTTTTAATTCTGTTCATTATATTACTACATGTTATTGTTACATCTTGAGATGAATCATAAGAGGCTCCTTCCTCCCAACTGTCAACATAATAAACTCCCATATCAATCTCATAATTGTCATCGGTACTCTCTAACTCTGTACAATATACATAGAGGTGTATCTTACATGTTTCATTCATCATACCATAATAAGCTGATGAACTATTATTACTACAAAGTAACTTATCTTTAGACTTTATATTTAATGTTAATTGACTAGAACCTAAAGAACCTATTATGTTACTCCCAGTATTACAAATAGATTCTTTTACCTTAACACTTGTTATATAATTATCTACACTTTGTGTTGAGTCAAGATTATTTTGTAGTGTATAAGTTGACCCATCACTAAAAGTAAATATTAACTTGTTTCTTACTCTTTTTATAATGGATTCCATTTATATCCTCCAAATTATTTCTGTCATATTGCTAGTCAGTTAAAACATTACTTCTATTATCCTGAGCCTCATTAATTAATATAATTTAGGCTTATATGATGGTAATATTACTTCTGAACAAAACTAAATTCAACATTCTCATGAAGTTCATCATAATTAGCTCCACCGTATCCATAACTACTTCCAAGTATATCTTCATACATTTCTGTGGATAATTTACAATTATTTGAAAAGCTTGACATAAAATATCCTGTAAATGTTTGTACACCTTGAGGAGTATATGTAGGTACTTTAATTGTACCAAAAAATGAACCTCCTTGTAAATATCTACCCTGTGTAAGATTAAATATTAAGTCAAAGTGCTCTTTGTTTATAAGTTTATAAACTAACTTAATATTGCATTTTACACCCTTTAATCCACCTTCATAATCAATATTGTCTGCTAATCTTCCACCATCACTTATATTATTAAATGTAATTGTTGGTGGCTCTGTTGGTTCTGGTATTGTAACTCCATTTATTTGATAGTTACTATTATTTGTAGTAAGTAAGTCATGAAAATAACTCATATTTACCTCCTTATAAAACTACTTATTATATATTATGTTACATGTATATAATAATGCCTCTACACCGCCCCCGTTTAATTTTGTACAATTTAATTATTATAAATATATAATTAAATCTCTCATACATCTAATACTGAAAACAAACATTTGTTCCATATATGTAACTTTAAAAATATCTTATAAGTATATATTAATTTTTATATAGTATATAAATTAATATAATCATTTTTGACAACTCATTACAATATAAAATATTTTTAATAAAATGTTAAAATTACTATATATTGCTTTAAAATTACTATTACTGTAATTTATAATATGTAGACCTAGTTTATAATTCTAGGTCTACATATTTTAAATTATTGTTATGTCGTTCCAAAATTATAAGCATTTAAACTGTCATTTATAACTTGACCCATTTCTATAAGCTCTGCTCTTGAGTAGAAAGGTTTATTAAGACTACTGAAGTCAATTGTTATATTCTGTGTATTTCCACCTCCACCATTGAGACCAGATATCTTATTTGCAAGTATATCCATCCAACCTGTGTTATTCTCAAGTGGTAATATAGCTTCTCTACCTGCCTCACCTACTAAACCAATAGATGGTCCATTTGTTATTCCACCTGTAGCATGAGGCCATATATTTATACCACTCACCATCTGACCAACTTTACTATTGTTCCACTCTTCTTTTACTTTTTGTATACCACTAGTAATATTGTCAAATATACCTTTTATCTTGTCCCATATACTCTTAATTACATTATATACAGATTCAAGTCCATTCTTTACTTTAGAACTTATACCTTTAACAATATTTTCTATAGACTGTAAAATACTTGTTTTAAATGTATCAAATACTGATTTAGCCTTTCCTGTAAATCCTGTCCACCATGTCTTTATGTCATTTTCTACACCAATAAGCCAGTAAGCAAGTAATACTGCTCCTGCTGTCCATAATGCCTCTAATAGTGTCCACAACTGTTGTAAATGTTCTTTAGTTCCTCCAAATAGAGTACCGAACCATCTGTCAATTATTGTTTTTATACTCTCAAGCCATATGTCAAATTGCAAGCCTAATACTTCTTGAAGTATTGATGTTAACTGTATATCTCCTAATATTCTTCTGACAATATCTCCAATTTTTTGTACTATACCAGATTCTCTAAGCTTATCAAGTAATGAAACAATAGCATCACCTATCTTTGAAAGTTTTTCATCACCACCATTATTAAGCCATTCTATAATTGTATCTAATAGTGTATTTGCTACCCCAATTATTTTCTCTGCTAAATCACCATCTCCAAGTAATTCAGTTATTCCATTAACAATACTATTAAGTAATCTCTTTATATCATTCTTGCCATTATTATCAAGGTAAGCCTGCATATTATCAAAGAATGCAATTATTATATCACTTATTACTGAAAAGTCTATTGAGTTAATTATGTTTGTTATTCCTCTAATTGCCTGCCGAATAAACATTACAAGTGATTTTGCTACATTCTGTGTATCTTCTTCTGTCCACTCACTAAATGCCTGTGATATTATCTTAGCTATCATGTTTAATCCTTTAAATACAGGATTTTCTGCTAAGAAATTAACAGCAAATTCAAAGGCTCCTGATATTGTTTTATAAATGTTATGCCCAATTGTCTCTGTATCTACACTGTCGAACATTTTAGCAAAGAATGCACCTATTGAAGTTCCTGCCTGTTTAAAATTAAATTCATCAAGAAATCCTTGTAATGCACTTGCTATTGTGTTAAATACCTGTGCTAGTGAATATCCGAATGTCTCCCAGTTAGATTTACTACTGAACAATCCATTAAAGAACTCTGCAAGTCCTTTTCCTAATGACTCTGCTTTTTCTCTTATCTCGTCCCATGGTACTTTTCTAAGTATGTCTGCAAGTGCATCTGCAAGTCCTGCTCCGAACTTGAAAAATTCTTTGTTATTAAGTAAGTCAAGTAGGTCTTGTAACCATTGAGGAAGTTCCATACCAGGTAAATCTAAACTTCCACCTAAGTCTGCAAGTGCATCAGCTACATCACCTATTCCACCTGCTATGTTATCAAGGTCAAGATCATCAAGGTCATCTAATACATCAATGTCTGATACATTTTTATTTGTATCACTTATTTGAATTACATCATCAAAAGAAAGTGTCTGTCTCTTAGCTTCTTCAATTGCTTTACTTATATCCTTAGAAGCTTTCTTTGTATCTTTAGCTGCTTTCTTTGTACTCTTACTTGCTGACTTCTGATAATCTTCTGCAGCTTTCTTAGCCTGATTGAATCCATCACTTAAACTGCCACCTATAGAACCAATCTTGCTTGCACCAGACATATCAAAGTGTAGTAGTCTACCAAGTACTTGTAAAATACCATTTACAAAGTTTGCTATAGTAGTTAATACAGGTGCTAATACTGCTAACACATTTCTAGCAAAAGCAGTTATTGTCTGTGACACTCCACTAAATGCTGACTTCATACTTAGTAGTCTACCATTAGTAGTATTTAAGTAAGCAGCATATTGAGCTTGTAATGAACCGCTCTGACTTACTAAATAATTATATCTTTGTGTCTCATTCTCCAATCCAAGGAGTGCTTTTCTTTGATTCTCTGTCATTATCTGATATAATAAACTGCTCTCTTGCACATCACCCTTGAGTGCATTTACCATATCATCACCAAGACTTGTGGCTACACCTGCTATATTACTAAGATCAGCACTATTTATAATATAGTTTGTTATCTGGCTGAACATCTGACCTATTGTATCTATTCCTGATCTAAGTCCATTTATTAAGTTATTAAATCCATTTGTTATAGCTTTCCAACTTGAACTTGCAAGTGTTGATACAAAATTCTTTGTAACTGATATTGCATTATTTAATAATTTTGTATATGCAGTTATAACTGCTATTACTGCAGTTATACTTCCAACAAGTGCTACTGCTTCTAAACCACCTGATTTGAATAGCTCTACAAACTCTCCTAATGATTTATTTGTACCAGGTATTTTTATATTCAACATATTAAATGACTTACCAACAGCTGTTAATTGTTTATTACTCATTCCTGTTGAAGTACTTAACTCTTCTGCACTATCACTTAAATCACAAAAAGCATTTGTTAACCCTTCTGTATTTACTTCTACACCATCATCAATATTTATGTTATCTAAATCTATATTTGATAAATCTTCATAATCTTCTGTAATTCCATCAAATATATTATCAAGCATTTTTGTCTGCTCTATCCAAGCATTTATGTTATCTATTTCTTCATCTGTTAAATCTATTATATTAATTAAATCTTCTGTATTATCATCAAATACATTTATATCTAAATCTGGTGTCTCAATTTTATCAAGGTTATTATTTATTTCATTTAACATTGACTGTGTATCTAAATTAAAATTAACAGGTATATTGACCTGTTCATTATTTAATTTATTAATTTGTCCATTAATATTTTGTATACCATCAGTATTGGAATTAACATTGATATTAATATTGCTATTCAAATTCTGTGCCATTCCTAAACCTCCTTATTGATAATACCTTGTTTTTTAAGTCTTTCTAATTCTTCAAGTTTTTTTCTTCTTCTTTTATGTAATTCATCCTCTACTATTGGTTTATCTCCAACTTGAGGACATTCTTTTAATTTTCCTGCTAGCATACTTCCGAACATGCCTACAAGTTCATAATTACTTTGTAAATCCTTATTCTTATTGTTAATAGCTCTTATTTTAATGCCATCACAATATCTATACATAAACAAAGTATTCATGTCACAGAAGTCTTTAAATGTTAAATTATCATCAACTGTTTGTATTTGATTGTAGAAATCCATAAATAATTGTGTAAATGAACGAGTTTTAATTTCTACATTATTCTTTCCATCAGATTTTATTTCTCCAAAAATGTCTGAGAATAAATCTATTATAGCATCACTTAAACTGCTTTGTTTTATATAGCTGGCTACATAATCACAAGCATTGTTATAATTTAATTTATTACTTATCATAACTATGTCAATCAGTACTTCCATACTGTAATTTTCTAATTCATCAAGTGCATTTATATCTTTCTCTGCTTCATATTCAATTAACTGTTTAATTGTTAACCCCTTGATTATCTTCATCAGTATATACTCCTATAATAAAAGGGTACTAAATATAAACTTAGTACCCTTTTAATGACTTAATACCAAGCCACCTGTTCTTATTCTGTTACTTCTTATTCTGTTACTTCTTTGTCTGTTACTTCTTTGTCTGTTACTTCTTTGTCTGTTACTTCTTCTTCCTTGTTAGGAGTAATATTATTAAGAATGTCACTTATGTTTGCTTTCCCATCTTTAATATCATTGATATTAAGACTACTTAATGCTCCTTGTAACTGTTTCTTCATGTCACTTATCTTCTGCTTAGCATCAAGATATTCATTGATTGAATCTTCTAAACCCTCAAGCATATCACCAACCTGCTTAGCAAAAGGTATATCTTGATTAAGTATTCTACACATATCACAGAAGCAACCAATTGTACCTTTCTCTGGATATGCTTTAACAAAAGCAGTATATCTATCTTCTGCTGTGTTTATATCACACAGATTATTTCCACCTCTTATTAACAACAGACAATCATCAATGTCAGGTATCTTTTTATCCTGTATTACTCCAATTGTCATTGCTAAATAAACATTTCCTTTAAAGTTCTCTCCATTTTCTTCTTTGTATCTAGCCTTGAACTCTTTTGCTATTTCATTAAAATTGTGAGGTGTAAATACCATGTTAGGCATTAATACACTTCTTGACATAATTTCACTCATTTTGTTATCCTCCAAATAATAAATGAATCCCTATTTAGTTATATAGGGAGAAAACAGAATATAAACAATTTTCTCCCTAAGTCATAACTTATTCAATTACTCAAGGTAATGTAATGTTTGCTGCAGGAACAAACTCCTCAACTGCAAATGAAATATTGAATGTCTTAGCATCACCAATACTTTCGTCATTACTATACTCACCAAAGCCACCAATTACTGCATCCTCGATTTCATCACCAGTTCCATAATTGTAGGTATCTACAATAAGGAATCTTTTACCTGTCTGAACTGCGGCCTTAAGATACTCTACATCTGTCTTTACGTAGTTCCATACACAGCTAAGGTCATTATTACTAATAGAGCCAAGAATCTTTCCAGACTTTCTAATTGTCTGAACCTCTATAGCATCTTTTGTAACTCCCCAACCACTAATTGTCTGAATCATATTAACCTGATCATCAGCTGTAAGAGTAAATGAACTTGCTGCTGTATCACTTGATGAAATCTCTTTGATAAAGTATTTCTCTCTGTCATCACCAGGTACCTGAATCTTACCTAAGTTAAGTTCTGACCATACACTTGCCATATCTTTTACCTCCTATATATTTGTAGTGTATTATTTTAGTTACTATATAATAAAAGTTTAATTATAAACCTTATTACCATGTATTATTATTTTCTATATATTTTACTGAAATATTTAAAACTACCATTTGATTTCCATCTTTGTTCTTTCCTATAGGTTTAAGGTTTACTAGCCTTACATCCTTAAACCAATACATTGAACTCCGTGTATTCTTCCTTAAATTATTAAGTGTATTCTTTAAATACACTTTACAATTATCAATGTCATTTGGTTTACTTACTACTGCTATTTGTATCTCTGCTTGATACATATAACATCCTCTAACACCTAATAATGTCTCTGTTGTGTAAGTCTCAAATATTCCTACATCACCAGGTTTATCTTCTCTCAAGCTTTGTTCCCAAGTCTTATGATTAGGAACATTGTCAGTGATTACTTGATCTACATCACCATACTCAAAAGTATGGTCTAACCTATTTCTTATATGTTGAAATAAACTTGTTACTATTTCATCTCCCATGTTATTATAACCTCATCTCTGCTTGTACTTCTTGTATTGCTATTGTCAAGAACTTTGCTTGTTCTGGAAACTTGTGTCTCTTCCATGTTTGTTCATGAACAAACCAAGCATAAGGACAATCAAACACAACACTACAAGTTCCATCACTGTTATGTACTATTTTACCTGTACTTGCTAAATATCCTGTGTCTTTAGGACAATAATAAATTGCTCTAGCTAATACTGCCTCAGCTACTGCTTCATTTACTACTGCAGTTATTCCTGCTACATCAAGTGCAAAGTCATATTCAACATTTCCAGTTCCCTTGTTATATTGTCCTATAACTCCAAACTCTGCTCCACCTTTAACGCCATATTCCATAGCTATTTGAGCTTCATTTGTTCTAGGAAGACTTTGTACTAAATCACCAATGACCTCATCTACACTATCGTTGACTGCTTTTGTCATGTTATAATAGAAACTATATATGTCATCTTTATCAACACTTATATAAATATCAGCCATCACTTAAACTCCTAGTTACTTCACATAGGATAAATATCCTGCTTTTTCATCAGACACCCATAAAGCATTGACAGGTGTGCACTCCATTACTACTCTTCCATTTAATTTTGACATTGGTTTTATATACTGTTTAGTCTTATAACAGATTGTACAAGTGGTTTGGTCACCATCATCTGTGTGTACTACTTTAATCTGTCCTTTAAGTCTTAATCCCTTTATTGATACTGGAGGAAGTAAAGGTAATGGTTCATTACTATCTCCAATACCTTGAAATTCCTCGTATGTTATATCTTTGAAGAATTCATCAAACATTATTTTCTCCTATGTCAAATCATAATTAAATTTCTATCTCTGTCTTTCTACACTTATATTATAAATTAAATGCCAGTTTTGTGGTTATAATATTATTTCATCATTGTAATAGTGACTGCCCGAAGACAGTCACTATTTTAGGGAGGATACAAAAATGATACTTATATCTATATAAATACTATTTAGTACTTATATATTATTATGATTTAGTTTGAAACTTAATATCAATAATTTTGAATACAGTTACACTTATTTCAACATTATTCAAATATTTCCAAGTAGGATCATTTATTTACCTCCTAATAACTATATTGTCAACTCTACTAATATATTAATACAGAGAGTGTACATAATAATGTATCCTTATTTGGTATCTTTATACTTCTATATCACAAAACTCTTCATCATTTTCATCAATGGTATGTTTTTCTATTCCATCATCACCATATACATAATTCTGAATTGCTTCATTTTCCTTTAACTGTTTATTCAACCACTCTAAAGCAAATTTAACTAGTTTACTAAAATAATTAAATGTAATTACTTTACTAAATATTGGAAACTTAGTTATAAACCAGTCATATACTAGTCTTAACTTAGCCTGACCTGTACCAGTACCAAGTTCTTTTTCTGCTTTCATAACAGCATACTTCAACCACTCTTTGACTCTCTCTAACTGTTTGTCTGTAGGCAACTTAATAAAACCAAGTATTCTTGCTACTACTAAAGCAATAATAGCAATACCACCAACTATTAAGTACCAATTGTTTAGGATGAAACTAATTACATTACTCATTATCCTACCTCCTCATTTGTCTCTTCTACTTTTATATTGTTAATCTCATTTTGCTTCTCTGCTTTTGTCTCAAAATAACTCTTAGCAAAATAAGGAATAACTGTAGCTATTATGGAAGAAATAAGTAATACAACTATGTTATTTACATTTTCTCCATGATTATAATAAATATCTATTCCTAAATAAACACTTATCCAAA